TAGAAACACAGATTGATGCTAAAGAAAACACTTATAAGGCTACAGATAGGTTGTGTATACCTAGACTACAAAGTCTTTATTTTAAGTTAGAGAAAGTTAAACAATATAGGAGACAATATGAAAGAAACACCTAAGACAAACAAAATAATGTTGGATTACATAAAAAGTGAAATGTATATAAGTTCAGATGCATTTTATGATTTCATTTTAGATGTCCAAAGAAACACAATTAATTGTCAAACAATTCTTGAGAGAACAAAAGAATTAAGAAATATATTAAATGCTGTAGATACATATGCTATGTGTGCAGTAAATGCAGAAAAAATGCATATTGGTGAATCAGATACATCTCAATTCAATAGTTGTTTAATTTGTAATGAGATTCTGGTGAATAAAAGAGCAGATGCAAAAACTTGCAGTGATCTTTGTAGAAAAAAACTTAGTTTAAAAAGAGGAGAAATATCACAATGATTGAATTAGTTGGTTGGACACTTGGGCTACTAGGCTTGGGTGTCTTTTTATTTGTACTAATAATCTATGCCTTTGCATGGTGGGCTAGTAGCTCAACATTCATAGGTTGCAAAAAAAGGAGAAAAGATGGATAAAGCACAAGGAAAACTATCATCAAACAATCATGCTTCCTGTTCAGGACTACCTGCATTGTTTGGTTTATCGCATTATGAAACTAGGACTGAATACTTACATTCAAGGATCCAGGCTAGGAAAGGAATAGAACCACCTAAACAAGTAAAATCAATACAAGCTGAAATGGGTGATGTTCTTGAACCAGTTATTTTAAATAAGGCTGTGGAAAAATTGGGTTTAACAGATCTAATTATGAATCATCCAGAAGCAGTCAAACACACAGAGTTTCCCTTAGAGGGTTCATTGGATGGTGTAGCTAAAGCAGATAATCTAATTATTACACCAGATAATGATGTTATTTATACAGAAGATGATGAACCTATTTCACTCAATGGTTTGGGTGTACTTGAAGCCAAGGCCACTGCTCTAATGCCAGAGACCGATGGTAAGGCACCAGCCTGGAGAGGTCTATTACAGACCAAAGCTCTGTGTGCTATCTTGGGTTATTCTTGGGGTTGTATTGCTACTTTACATAGATCCACATTGTTTAAATTAACTTTAATTAGAAGAGACTTTGCTTTTGAAAGAGAGCTGAAAGAAGTGATCTTAGACTTTGAAAGAAGAATTGTAGAAGAGGATTACTATCCACCAGTTTCTTTGAAAGATACTCAGACTATGTTTGGTAAAGAAGCACCAGGCAAAGAAATAGATCTTGATAATGAAATCATCACCTATCATTTAAATAGGCATGAAGAAAACAAAGCTAAGATCAAATTACTAACTGAGGAAAACAAAGAATCTCAATTAAAGATTCAAGAGTTTATGGCTGATGCTGAGATAGGCAATCATCCTAACTTTCAAGCCACTTGGGGATCTAGAAATTACAAAGCACAACCAGAGAAGATTGTTCCTGCTAAAGAGGCTTATACTGTGAGATCTAGTACAATAAACATTAAAAGGATAGACCATGAAGAGAGGCAACAGTCAAATCCAGAAAATAAATCAGAAAGCACATGATTACTTTCTAATCATGCACACCCAAGAGCCAACCCTGTCTTGTAAGGAGCTACAACAAAAATTACAAGACTTGGGTTATACTGTTGATCATACAACAGTATGTCAATGGCTTCAGAAAGCATAAAACTTTGCAAAGATTGTCAAATACCAATCACCAAAGCCAATGCCTATATCGATAGAGGAGAAAGATTAAGAGCTAGGTGCAAGAAGTGTGATTATAAATATAGATCATCACTCTCTGGCACCGATGCCTATTCTTACATGGACAAAATATTCTCCAAGCTAAGTTATGAAGTCAAATCTGGGAGAAGAAAATCAAGAGGTCAATTAACTTGGAATATTAATCAAGCTCATCTATATCATCTTTATCAAAAACAAAAAGGTAAGTGTGCCTTATCTGGCATCACAATGACTTGGAGAACTGGAGAACAATGGATCAATGAAAACATATCCTTAGACAGAATAGATCCAGGGATAGGTTATGAGCCTGACAACATACAATTGGTTTGCTATCGGTGCAATGTCATGAAACATAATATGTTGGAAAAAGACTTTTTAAGTTTTATAAAAAGCATCCATGATCAGAATCATCTTGCTCACAAGACAATAACAGAGCAGCATTGAATCTGGCTCTCCTTTTTACTTGACTGGCATACTTTGAGGACATTAATTGGTGTGCTGCTTCCTGCCAATCGTCATCTTGAATAGCTTTAAGCATTAATTTGAATTCTAAGAGCTTTGTTAGCCCTAGGTTATAGCACATGTCCACTAAAACAATCTGTGCAGCCTCAGGCAAATTCCAGAGGTCAAAATTGTCTTCAAGCTCTTGGATTGCTATATCTACATCATTATTGAGCATATATTCAGCTTCATCTTTAGAAATGCCTACGTCTTGCAGGTTCCTACCATACCCAATTGTCCATTTATTAGAGGTGCATTTGTAAAGCACATTGGAATAACCCTCATACTCTTTAATGTGATCTAGGATCTTCTTTACCAATTTATTTTCCATGCTTTATTCTAACTTGGGTAAGGGGATTGTTGAAGATAGAAAAATGAAAGGGTGACTATTTAGGAGTAAAATGAAAAGGGAATTAATTGAGAAAAACGTAAACTCAATTAGGGATAGCCACCCCTTCAAACAATAACCAGAAGTATGGCCACTAAAGTAGTTGCCAAAAATCCAGTAGTAGCATAGATAGCAACGTCAATTTTACTATTCAATGCTTTGATATCATCTTTTAACTCTTGTAACTGATTAAATACAGTTTTGTTTGTGGAAGCACAACTGGCAAGATGTTCTTTTAGGCTGACTGAAACTTCCTGCACAGTTGCTCTTGCCATTAGTTCTGCTCTTCAGGAACAGACAACATTAGCTGTTGTTCCAGTTGATCTGCTTTTTGCTTGTAGCCATTAACAAGTTTAAGCAACTGTTTTACTTGTTGCTCTAGTTGTTCATAGCTCGGCTTGTCAGCAACTTCAACTTTTTTATCTTCTTTTGCCATTTTTACTCCTTTTTCTTAAAGACAAATAATCTACAAAATCATACACCTTTTTGTTCCAACCTTTCTTAGGTTCTGGGTATACGCTTATTAGAATGTTGGCACAGCCATTGGCAAATACCAACCAGAATAGTAAATCAAAAATCCACATAGGTTGATTATAGCTGAATTAAAGTAAATTAAAAGTTATGACCAAATAGCAGCTGCTATATCTTTTACAACCTGTGGTTCATCGCTATAGCTGTCGGTTGATTGTATGGTTTTGGTTTGTGGTGACACCATTGGCAACACATCATCATTAGGGTCATCAAACACAATGTTGTAAATACAAAACAGTTGATAACCACCAGTGATTTTTTGCACCTCAACTCTTTCTACTTCTATTGTCTTTTGTATTGCCATAATTAAATTATACTTCAGTCAGATTAAATTTATATCTCTTATTGCTAAGTCTGTTTATCAAAAACAAATCTTCAGCACCTTCTTGTATTGTCCACTTACCTTCTGTACTGTCAATTTCATTACCACCAGTACCAATGTTGTTTAGTTGTATATCAGCAGTAAAGACATTTCTCCATCTAAAACTACCAGAACCTAAATCCCATTGGTCATCAGCAGATGGAAGGGTATGTCCACCCATTTTGAAGTTTGCCATCTGCAAGTTTCTAGAACTGTTGATAAAGTTATAACCACCAACATTAAGGACACCACCAACAGTTACATCACCATTAGAACAATCTATACTTGCTTTGGTGGTGATTGTGCCAGAAGTGTCCAATGAAAATCTTACTTGTTTACCATCTTCACCACTATTGGTTACAAATGATAAAGCATTGCTTTGACCACCTGTACCAACCCTTAATTGTGGCTCATCAATACCAGAGCCAATCTTAACTAGTGATGTTGATGCTTGAAACTTTTTGATTGATGCTGAAGTGTCAATAGAAATAGAACCAGATGTAATCGTGCCTAAATTAGCTGATATAGAACTTAAATTGGTAACTGATATATTGTTCTGGTCTATTGTACCAACAATAAGATTGCCACCACTGGTGCTAATCGTTGTGCCATCAATACTTAGTCTTGCTACATCCAATGACCCTGCTGTGATGTTGTCTGCTGTGATGTTGGTTACTGCCACAACAGAAGCATTGATTGTCCCTGTAGTTATCACACCACCACTAATTGATGTGACATTGGCATTGACTTCTGCACCAGTGATAAAATCAGCAATATCAGTATCTGTGGCATAACCACCAATAGTTAGGGTTGTGCCATTGAAAGACAAAGCACTGCCAAGTGAGAAATTAGAACTAGTATCAACATAAAAAGGTGTGTTGCTGTTATTAAATGTGCCAGTACCATAGTAGGCTTTGGTAGCTGTAAACTGCATACCACCAATAGCACCTTGAGCTATTTCTGGTGTATCGACAGCACCCCCACCAATGTCATCGTTAATAACTGGGTCTACTGTAACATCAAATGAGTTAAGCGGTGTAGGGTCTGATTCAATACCTAATGTGTTGATAGATATAACTTCAGCAGAATAACCATTGGCTTTTGGTAATTCTGGCAAATAGAATCTAGTTTCTTTAACTCTACCATCCCTAATGACATTACCACCTTGATTAATGTCATCGTAGACTTTGACTGAAAATTCAAAACTGGCATAAGCATCGGCATCAGTCCAGGACAAATATGCAGGAGTTGAGCCACTTTTCTGTACAAAGTTTAGATTGGTAACTTGTTCAACTCTATATGGATCTGGTGGGGTAACTGGGACACCTATTTCTTCATCTGGTGGATCGTTCCAACCATAGACATCACCAAGATATTCAACACCTTGTACAGCTACTGTTAGATCTGGAGATATTTCCATATTGGTTATTCTGTATTGCTCTGCTGATAAACCTAAATTGGTATTA